GCAGGGTCTAATGAAACACCAGTAGGTAAACCCATGTAATCAAAAATAGAACCGTTAGTGAACGTATTCGTGCCGGAAAGAGAAGGAATTAAAAAGTCGGTGGAATCACCGGGATTTTTTTGTTCTCCACAAAATCTCTGCCAATTGTCCCAGACAAGACGAGTCGGGACAAAGAAAAAGAAAGTGTCCATAAACACGTTATCCATAAACGGAGCAATAAGCGTATTCATTCGAACAAACGCATTTACTCGCAATTTAAACGTGTCTCCGGGAAGAACTTCATCAACAAAGAACGGAATCAAATAACCGGCATCCATCGTCGTCTTGTAATCGTGAGAACGATCGAATACAGAACGCTGAATAGGAGAATTAGGAATCTGAGAAAAACGATTATTTTTTCTATGAGAACGAGCACTATTTTTAGCCATTTTTTTTAGTCCTTAAAAATGAGAAAAAAGTTGGAAATTTCACCAAGCCGAAAAATCGCTTGGTGTCACCTGGCACAGTTACAACAAGTAGGCGACTGTGCCAGGTGGGAATTAACCATTTGATTTTTCAGGAGAAACAGCCTTTTCAGGCTCTTTTCCAGCAAAAAGATCACTACCTTGACTTGGCTGGGGGGCCTTTTCGGAAATATCCCCGCTGGGAGCGGATTGCTTTTCACCCTCCTGCTCAGCAGGGAGGGGTGCAAGGACTCCAATCTCTCGGAGGTAGTCCGCATTCCGCGGGTCAGAAACGACCTCAGCAAACTGCATCGGATCATTGTTGAATTCGAGTCTAACATCTGAGGGTAAACCCTCAAAATACTCTTTAACTTTAATTTGTGCATTTTGTGCACATACGAAATCTGGTATCTGAGTCGTATCCAGATACTGGCTTGCGCCAGAAGCAATAAACGGATTGACGCCCATCATGTTGTACTTACGAATGATCGTATCAGTCTGACAGGCATCTGCAAACTGCTCTTGAACCTTGCTCGGCTGGTCAGAAGAGAAGCCGGGAACCTTCGGGGGAGTGTATTTAGTAAAGAATTTAGGCATAAACACCTCTATTGAAAAAAAAACCGTAGGCCGACATCGGTAAACCTACGGGTGGCCTCAGAAAATAGAGAGCTCTTAAATTGTACTTAAACTATTCAGCCGGGAAAAGATCTTTTGCTTCAAAAAGAATTTCAGGTTCACTCTGAGAATAGACACAACCAGTCTCATCATTGAAATAACCAAGAAAGCGCAATTCATAATCCTGTGGACAAGCAGAAATTTGCTGATTATTTCGAGCACCAATCTTAAAATTTCGAATTGCACTTTCTCTATTAACCTCAGTCATGACTGGCGAATAAAGATTGGAAACCTTGTCATAAACAGAAACTAAAACTTTTTCAGACATTTTCTAAATACTCCGAAATTTGAGCCTCATAGGGTCGAAGTAAACGCTCGGCTCGTAAACGTTTAACTTCCTCTCTGACCAATAATCTACTCTTTTGAGCGTCTGGTGTCAAGCGGTAATCTTGTGCGCTAAGTATTCGTTTTTGCTTAACAATTTCAAAAACATCAGGGTGTTCCCTTAAGAGTAATCGATCATAATAACGAGGGATTTTGAACTTCTTGTTATTAATCAAACAACAATCAATCTTATAAAAATCTCTCCAGTACTTCATGAAATAGTCGTGACCAATACCAGGCTTGGTACTCCATCTGGAGAACTCTTTCACACGACAATCAATTTCACCAGTTTCAGGATCGAACTTTTCATAGGTTTGCTTTCCATCACCGAGAATTTTCTTAGTTACATAGCGGGCAACATAAGCACATGACTCGAAAGAGACGAAATTAAGAGTATGGAAACCAAAAGGCCAGCATTCAGCAAATAAGTCACTAACAAAAGTAGGAAATCCAGTTTTGGTAGTTCCAATTTGGCGAAGCTCGAGAGGAGGCAAGTCAAAAATAATAGCGTGGTAATGGGGACGACCATAAGTATCCCCATATTCTCCACAAGCCATGTAACGAAGCTTAACTCCACGCTTTCGGATTCTTTTCCAAAACAAAGTGAGGTCCCTAGGGATAAGAGAACCAAAAGGAGGCAAATGCTCCGGACTATACGTGAGTGTGAGAAAGTAATTTCGATCATATAACAAACTCTCATGGTAGGCTCGCACAGCAGAATCTAGCGAGCGATCTAAACGACAGCCAATACACTGACCACATGGAATCTGAAACTCTCCGAGTTCCGGGTCAGCGTCCGCATATTTAAACGTAATGGCAGGAGTACCCAACTTAGTCTTTAACGTCCTACTCCAATACGCAGTTATTGGGTGATAACAAGTCATAAAAAAAAGGCGCCATTTAGTGACGCCTTCCGTTCCACGTGGAACCTCAAATTCTAAATCCGCCTCTCATTGGTCTCGCTCGGAGGTTACGACGGCGAACCTTGAGTCCTTTACGGAAAAAACGGCGGGAAGTTCTGCGAGATAAACGACGGCGTCTCATAGTTTTCCTCTAAAAAGATGATAAAGATACAAAAGCATTTTACCCAATTGGTTAAAAAGGTTAAAGAATTGATCTAAAAAATTTTCCGTGATTTTCATAAATCCTCCTACGGGCTCCAAAAAACGCTCTATGAGGGACTTTCTTAATGACGACGACCAACACCATTGATAAACACTTCATAACGCTGTCTGCGAGCAGGAGAAGCGTTAGAGGGCAATCCATAGTTACGATCGAAAAGGTCTTCGACTAACTGCTTACCAGAATTAATGTATTTGAAAAGAGACGGCTGATTATTGGGATAAGCCAATTCATTAGACATACGAGTGCCAGCAAGGCCGGCCTCAGCATTAGCTCGACGGGCTGATGCAATACCTACCATGCGACCAGTTTCTGCATTCATTATCGAAGCCTGAGCATCCGCAAGGTTTTTAGCAGATGTGGATTCGCCAATCATCGCGTTAATGCGATTCGCCTCTCTGGCTGCTCCAGCAGCAGACTGCTGAGAAGAAGTTTCGGGAATGGCACCATTGGGAATCGCACTTGCGACACTGCCGGCAGAATTAGCCGACAAAATTGGGTTTAAACCAGCCTGACGCAAATCACCTACCTCGAGAGTATGGCGATTACTCATTTTGCGTGACCAATATTGATAATCCAGTTCGGATTTAAATTGGTCATACTTCATCTGATTTTTCAGAGAAGTATTGTTGAAACTATCGTAAAGGCCTTTAGCAGAGCCTACAAGGCCCATTCCAGTACCTAAAGCACTACCTATAGAACCAAGGCCAGAACCGAGCGTAGCACCTGTTATGGTGCCTCCTATAGCGTCTCCAAACAAACCGCCGATAGCTCCTCCAACAGAACCAAGAAAATTACCTAACGACATAATGTAGTCCTTTCCACATTTTTAGATCGACGGGTTATTTCCGTGTTTACCATCGCCCCGCTTGCCTCTTGCGGGCGTCGGCTCGGTAAAAACAGAATAACCCGTCTCTTTCGAGATTAGAAGTGATCGACTAGTCCAGGTACGGAGTACACAGGCATAGGTCTAGAAGTCTTCAAATCAAACCAGAAATCCGCAAAAAACTGAGGTTCATTCTGAACGGCAATCACACGATTAATCGGGGGATTTTCCTCAATAAAGTCTTGATTAAGTTTGGGCAGAGTGTCGAACTTCTGCGCTAAATGCCAAACATCGAGCGTCTGGGGATCAGTAGAACGCAACTTACCAGTAATCATAGAGGGCTTATAACGATACTCAGCATAGCGTTCCTGATAGCCGAAAACACCGTCGTCTTCAGCAGTACCTTGCGTATAAATCTCCTTGTTGTAAACAACCTGCTCACCAAGGTGAGCAAGAGTCGGCCAGTAAAAATCAAATAACTGGCGACGAGACCACATACGATTTAATCCCTGCTGATAAGTAATATCAGCGCGGAGACAGACAAGACCGATAACGTAACCGTGCTCCACGAACGACTTATTGAATCCATGGGCAGAGTCACCAAGAACGCCGAAAGCTGACAAATTAGACTGAGGAGACACAGAATCGGTGCTACTAGTCTGAGCTGTCGGAACGACGTTGACACGAGAATGAGTACCGCCAAGGTACTCAGGGCGTTGAAGCCGAGCATCAGGAGATATGACATTGAACATTACACGCAGAGTTTCTGTGTAACGAGAACCTCCACGAGCCCATTTTTCATAGAATTTTTGAATTTGGAAGGCTTGACGCAAATCGTTAATAGTGATAGCCGAAACATCAGATAAATCAGCATAAACACTATTACCGCCAGAGGGGTAGAGGTTAAAGTTAGTAAAAGTTAAAGAACCATTACCGCTCAAAGACGTTAAAGGAGAATAAACACCCTCTTGACTCTGATTCTGAAAACCTAATTTATTCCCATTAGAAGCAGAAGGCAAAGCTAACAAAGGTTGACCAGTCTCATTACCTTGTAAAGGAGAGTACTTAATACCACTATTAGCACCAGATGTAGGTGTATTAAGAGACCAAGTAGCGGTAGAACCCATAGGCGAACGAAGTTCCCAATTATTACCACTACCGAAACCAACTACAGGGGCATTACCAGTAAGACCAACATCAACAGAGGGCCCTTTCTGAGGCCATGGTAAGGCACTAGTAAAGTAATCATGACGTTTAGCACGCTTCAAAAGTTTATAGATATTGACTTCGTCAGGACCGTCACCGGTTTGAACAGACAGAGAATCAATTAAATTTTCATCTCTGAACCATTCGTTATAAATAAGGTTATAAGCTCTAAATGGAAGAGCGTTAATTGGAGTATAAAGAGAGTCTAATGTTTGACCAGTAAGTAAACCCATGTAATCAAAAATAGAACCGTTAGTGAACGTATTCGTGCCGGAAA